GATTTGTCAACAGCGAAATGGCACGCTTTATTTTCAAAGACTGCTATGACGAATGCGAGATGAACGATGACAACACCAATCAGACCGGATACTTCGGAAGCAAGGGCCGCAGGCACGTCCTGGAGGACATTTATCCCCATCTGCCCCAGGAATTGCGGAGCATCATCCGGCCACGCGAGATCGTGGAGACCATCGGCGGCGAGGTAAAGAAATACGAAGACCCGCTCTGGTTGCCATCTGCAACAGATCTCTTCGGAGCACCAGAGGATAAATGGTGGCCGGATGAGCCTGACAGCTTCCAGCTCCCCATCTTCCTGAAGGAGCGAGACCGGGTAAAAGAGTGCCCCAACAGAGGCACATGGTGGTGGTGGCTGCGCTCGGTCATTGCGAGCAACGCGACGTACTTCTGCTATGTGTACACGGACGGGGGCGCGAACTCCAACGACGCCTACTATTCGTATGGCTTCGCGCCGGGCTTTAAGGCCGCCTAATCCAAAAATCCGACACCCAGTGAAGCGGTGGGGGCGAAAGCCCCCGCCAGCGGAACGCAGACCAACGCCAGGGAAAGAGAGAGCACACCATGTCCGTTTACAAATCCCGCCGGAAGGACGCATCCGCCCAGTTCATCGCAGACGCCAGGGAACTGCGCCGGATGACCGCCAGGGCCGTGAAGCGGTTCCCCAGCAGCTACCGGTACATCGTGACCAACGGCCTGCTGGAGATGGCCAGGGAGATCGTGGTCAACGCCGTGAAGGGCAACGCCGTCTACCTGCACAAAGACCTCTCGCAAGGGGACTTCGACCTGCGGCACCGGTACCTGAAGATGGCGGAAGTGACCGCAGACGCATACCTGGAGGAAATCACCTTTGCCTTCTCCCTTGTGGATGATGGGAACAGCTTCTTCAAGAACAAGGCCGAATACCAGAAGGTCTTCAACGGCCTCACGTCCCAGGGCAACACCGTCCTGAAGCGGCTGCGGAAGGTGATCGACTCGGACAAGGATCGCTGGCGGCGGTACCAGAAGGAAAAGGCTGAGGCAGCGCCGAAGCCTCCATCCAAGGCCACCGGCGGAGAGCAGCACACGCCGCCCCCGCCGCCCTGGCCACCCAACGCATAAATCCCCATTAGGGCAAGCTCTGACGGCTCCGCCTGCAATTGGTGGCTGCGCTCGGTCAATGCGAGCAACACGACGAACTTCTGCAATGTGAACACAGACGGGAGCGCGAACAACAACAACGCCTACAATTCGAATGGCTTCGCGCCGGGATTTAAGAAAACGTTACTGGGGCCAGAAATAGTAGCCAACGGCGAACCCGTGCCCCAAAACTTAAAGGAGAGCTTGCACCTTGGAGCCTGACCCAGGAAACTGGGCTTCATTCCTAAAATCGCCCCACGACACGATCTGCCCGGACGCTGCTTGCATGGCCGGGAAGTTTGGTGGGCACCAAACCGCAGTTTCAGACAGGAGCGGCGGGGCGGGCCTCCCCGGTTTCATTGGCGGACGTTATGCAGCTGCGCTGAAAAACCACCCCCGATGACGGGACAGGTGCCGGAAGCGACGCACCCGGCAAACCACCCGCCGGAGGGGCCGTCTGTGCGTGGGGGCTGCGTCAGACCTAAACAGAGAGGGGACAGCCCCTTTGACAAGTGAAGAACGGCGGGGGGGCCGCTACCAGGGCCGAAAGGGAAAGCGTGAGGCAAAGGCCCTGGAGACCACCGGGAAGACCTTCGACGAAGTAATCAACTTCGGAAACATGGTGGAGTCCGGGGAGGATTGTTGCGATGGCTCCCGCTGGAAGACCTCGACGATTCTATTTGAAACGCACCTGCTGCCGGAGTGTGCCGACATCGTGGAGACCCTCGCCGGGGAGAAGCGGCGGTTCAAGGGCTTTCACAGCTTTACCACCGTGGAGCACGGCAAGGCCCGTCAGATCGACGCCCTCCCCATCCAGGAGCGGGCGGGGCAGAAATGCCTATGCCAGCACTACCTGACCAAAGCCTTCTCTCGGAGCTTCATCTCCACCAACAGCGCCAGCCTGGAGGGCAGGGGCATGGACTACGCCCTGGAGACCCTGCACCAGCAGCTCACCCGCCACTTCCACCGGTACGGCCTGGAGGGCGGCATCTACCAGTTCGACTTCAAGGGCTACTTCGGAAGCCTGCCCCACGATCTAATCAAGGCCAGGGCCAGACGGGTGATCCGGGACGATAGGCTCTACCGGCTCTACTGCAGCTACATCGACGATTTTCTGAAGATGAAGACCGCAGACCCAAAGGCGAAGCGGAAGCGTGGCGTGGGCCTGGGGAGCGAGGTCTCCCAGATCACCGCCCTGGACGCAGCCAGCCCCATCGACCACTACTTCAAAGACCGGCGGCGGGTGGAGGCCTATGGCCGGTACATGGATGACGGCTACGCCATCAGCCCCTCCCTGGAGGAACTGCGAGACCTCGACCGCTGCAACCACCTGCTGGCAGCAGACCTGGGCCTCACCCTGAACGACAAGAAATGCATCATCACCCCCTTCAAGCACCACAGCTTCACCTTCCTGAAGGTGCGATTCACGCTGCAGGAGAGCGGCAAGGTCACCATGAAGCTGAGCCGCCAGAGCATCAAGGCCATCCGGCGGAAGATGGATATCTTCAGGGCCTGGGTGACGGAGGGGAAGATGGATGCCGAAGACGCCATCCAGAGCTACCAGAGCTGGAGGGCGCACGCGAAGCGGTGCGACAGCTACCGCACCCTTGAGTCCATGGACGCCCGCTTCACGTCCATGTTTGCGCCGGAGCTTCGGCGCAGGAAGAACAAATTCCCCTGCACCCTCCGGGCCAAGAAGACAAAGGCCGGGTGGGAATACACCAGAATCACGCAGCAGGCCACCCAGGCCGCATAAGGAAGGAGCCGCCCATGGAATACATCGTCCACCACAGATGCCGGGAACTCTCCGCTGCCGGAGATATGCTGAACCTGCCCTACGGCACCCGGCTGAACACCATCGGAGACTTTATCGCCACGGCGGAGGGCAGAGCGATCTGCTTCACCACCAGCGAGCTGGCGCACCGCTACATGGCCCGGAACGACGATGGCCGGGGCCTGGAACGGGGCAAGGTCTCCTGGGCCATCGCCTACAGCCGGAGAGAGCGCCGGAGTGATGACGGCAGACACCGCCAGCGGTTCACCGACCGGGAGATCGAAATGCTGGAGCGGGAGTGGAGCCGCTACCTTGTACCGGACGCAGAGACCATCCTATTTAACCACGCCTTCTTCGAGGCGGAGCCGGAGGAACTGCTCCCCCTTGCAAGGGCGCTCAACATCAAACCGTAAAAGGAGGACACCACCATGTACAAGATCATCAGCGCCGGGAAAATCGTCGCCCTCTGCGACGCCCCCAGGTACGTCACCAGGAACCCGGACACCGGGGCGCTGGTGGAGACCACTGCGGAGGACGCCATCGGCGTATCCGTGGCCGGGACGCTCTACAACCTGAACGGCGGCAGCGGCATCCCGGACGCACCGGAGGCCGTGGTCTCCGAGGTGGAGGGCGGCGAGATGGTATTCATCGCCATCTCCCAGGCCGACGCCGTCAGCACCACCAGCGGGATCGCCTTTGTCGCCATGGCGGAGGCCGGGACGATTGACGGCGTGACTGCCGGAGAACACGCCGACCTCTTCTCTCCGTGGGCCTATCCCGTCAACTACACCGTGGGCCAGATCCGGCGCTACACGGACGGGAAGCTGTATAAGTGCCTTCAGGCCCACACGTCGCAGGCGGACTGGACGCCGGACACGGCGGTGAGCCTGTGGGTGAGCATCTCAGACCCGGCGGAGGAATGGCCGGAGTGGTCTCAGCCCCTGGGAGCGCATGACGCCTACTCCAAGGGGGCAAAGGTGAGCCACAACGGGAAGCACTGGATCAGCGACCTGGACGCCAACGTCTGGGAGCCTGGGCAGTACGGATGGACGGAAGCCCCGGCGGAGGCCCAGGAGGAATGAGCAACCTGCAGATGATCGAGGCGCTCTGCACTCTCTGCGAGGAACAGAGCCGCATCATTCGGGCGATGGCCCTCCGGCTGGGGGAGCTGGGGGACACCGCCCTGAAGGACGAGATTGCAAAGGCGGACGCCCGATACCGCCAGATCATCGGAAGTGAGGAATGGCCCGACCCCTGCCCGGAAGGGAGGGAAGAAGCATGAGCCTACGAGAAGCCCTCGCAGGCGGCGGGGGGCTGCTCCTGCTGCTCCTGACGCTGGTGGAGATCGCCCCCATCAAGGTCAACCCCTGGTCTGCCCTGGCGAAAGCCCTTGGGAGGGCCATCAACGCCGACGTGCTGAAGGAGCTGGGGGCCGTGAAGCAGGGGCTGGCCGACCACATCCGCATGGACGATGAGCGCAACGCCGACGAGCACCGGGCCAGAATCCTCCGGTTCAACAATGAACTGCTCCGGGACATCCCCTACACGAAGGAGGAATTCATCGACATCCTGGCCGACATCGACTTCTATGAGCGGTATTGCGATGAGCACAAGGGCTACAAAAACAACCGGGCCTCCCACGCCATCGCCAATATCAGCAGGGTGTACGATGACCGGCTCCGGGAGCACGACTTCCTGGCTTCCTCATCCAACGAACGAGACACCGAAGACACACTCGACACATGAGAAAGGAGAAGCACCATGACCTTTGACATCACCCCCATCATCGAGGCGGTAGCCGCCCTCATTGCGGCCCTGATCGCCGCCGTCGTCGTCCCCTACATCAAGAGCAAGACCACCGCCCAGCAGCAGGCGGAGATCAACGCCTGGGTGAAGATCGCCGTGGCCGCAGCGGAGCAGATCTACACCGGCTCCGGGCGGGGGCAGGAGAAGAAAGCCTACGTCCTGGACTGGCTCCGGCAGCACGGGATCACCGTGGATGAAGCCAAGCTGGACGCCCTCATCGAGGCCGCAGTCTACGAGCTGAACAACAGCGGCATCATTCCCGTGATCAGCATCCAGGACGCAGCCGGAACCGAGGTGACCGCCGATGGGGAGGAAGCGAAAGCGTAGCAAGGCAGCGTCCCCCGTGAAGTTTTCCAAAAAGGTGGTCGTCGCCATCCTGGCGGAGGTGACCGTCTTCACGGTGGCCATGGTCGCGGTCTACATGAAAACCGGGGGGACGCCGGACACCCTCATCGTCTCCTTCTTCTCCTTCATCGGAGGGGAGGCCGGAGTGCTCGGCCTGATCCGATACGGAGATTCCAAGTACCCGAAGCAGGACGCAAACACCAGCACCGCCGACGGGGCCTCCACCGGCTCCGACGGCGGCGTCGGATAAAGAAAGGACACCTACCATGAGCAACAGCAAGCTGGCGAGCGTCACCCTGATCTCGCCCAACAAAAACAGCCCCAGGAACAAGCCCATTGACCGGATCAGCATTCACTGCTTCGTGGGCCAGGTGACGGCCAAGCGAGGCTGCGAGGTCTTCCAGCCCACCAGCAAAAAGGCCTCCTGCAACTACGTTGTGGGATACGACGGCAGCATCGGCCTGTGCGTCGACGAGGGGGATCGGAGCTGGTGCACCTCCAGCGCCGCCAACGACCACCGGGCCGTAACCATTGAGACCGCCTCCGACAACGAAGACCCCTACGCCGTGACCGACAAGGCCTACGCCGCCCTGCTGGATTTGGTGGAGGACATCTGCCGCCGGAATGGGAAGACGAAGCTGCTCTGGCTCGGAGACAAGGACAAGACCCTGGCCTTCAAACCGGCGGCAGACGAAATGGTGCTCACCGTCCACCGCTGGTTTGCCAAAAAGGCCTGCCCCGGCCAGTACCTCCTCGACCGGCACCCGGAGATCGCAGCGGAGGTGACCCGGCGGCTGGGTGGCGGCTCCCAGACCTCCGGCTCCGGCACCGCCCAGGCCACGGACAACCTCTACCGGGTGCGGAAGACCTGGGCGGACGCCAAGTCCCAGGTGGGGGCTTACAAGAGCCTGACCAATGCCAAGAGAGCGGTGGACAGCCACCCAGGCTACGCAGCCTTCGATGGCACCGGCAAGCAGGTCTACCAGGTGCAGGTCACCACGGCAAACCTCCGCATCCGCACCGGCCCCGGTACCAACTACGCCGCCACCGGCGGCTTCACCGGAGCTGGCGTTTTCACCATCGTGGAGGAAAGCCCCGGCACCGGTAGCACCGCCGGGTGGGGCAAGCTCAAGAGCGGAGCCGGGTGGATCAGCCTGGACTACGCCAAGAAAATCTGAACAAAGGCCTCCTCGCGCTTCGGATACCCTCATGCGCGAGGGGGCCGCTTTGCATTGGCCCCTGCTGGCCCCTGTGCGGCCCCGTGTGGGCCTTTTGCGTCCGGGGGCATAAAGAGACACCCCCACCGCCCTATAGCCGTCTTTTTTCCAATGGAAAAAAGCCAGAGGGCAGCGAGGGCGGCAGACCGTGGGCAAGGGCAAAAAGAAGGAGCGGCCAGCGACCCCGTGTGGAGCCGTAGCCGCTCACCTGCTCCGCCCCTTCAATAGAGGCTGATCGTGAACCCGTTGCGCTTCAGATAGGCATCCGCCTGGGCTTCCTGGGTGAAGGTGCGGGACTTCTTCTTCTGGTGACCCCTGCCCAGCACCACCGTGTCCCCTATGCCC